GCATGAGGGAACTAAAAGAGCACTTGGGAATCAAACAGACATTGTGTTTTTACTCCGCCCGTAAGACCTTTGCCCAATTCGCCTCAGAGCTTGGAATTCCGGACGGGGTGATAGATTATTGTCTCGGTCATTCAGATAAGAGTAGGGGAGTTATTCGATATTATACACGCGTCAAACAAAAACAAGCTGAGATAGCCATAAACAGGGTGATAGACTATACCAACAATCCTGAAAAATATACTGAATATATAGAGATGAGAGCAGATATCATGATGATGAAAGGATAACCGAACCTTTTTCTTATATTTGCTGGAAAATAATCTATATGACAATTGAAGAAGCAATTGCTCTTATTGAGCGAATAAAAGACCAGGTTGTCGGGGCTCCAGTTAAAGGTCGGTTCATTGAATCTTTGTTTATTGGGCCAACCAACTGGGATGAAATGCATGTCTTTATGAATATCTGTCTTCAAAAAGGGGAAGATGAAGCTATCGACGAGTTTATTGGCAAAAGTTTTTCTGTGTATGGCAGGTCGGTAACATATATTAATCCTGACCTTCCACGGTGGGATGTAACTGTGCTGGATGATTGGGAGAAAACTATTAATAATTAAAAAAAGTATCTGCAATGAGCAAACCCTGACCTCTTTTGTTTTAATACAAAGAAGCAGAGTTATGAAAAAGCAAATAGAAATACATAAAATAGATATATCAAGCAATCTTCCTTTGCAATACGCTGATGAAGGCATAAAGGCCGGTTTTCCTTCACCGGCTCAGGACTATTTAGAGCAGGCAATTGATTTGAATAAAGAGCTTATTCGGCACCCGGCAAGTACTTTCTATGGTCGTGTAGTCGGAGACTCAATGCGTGATGAAGGAATAGAGGAAGGCGATATACTCGTAATAGACAAATCGCTTGAATTACTGGATGATGATCTTGCCGTATGCTTTATTGACGGTGAGTTTACCGTAAAGCGTGTAAGGCTAGAACCCGATGCAGCATGGTTAGTACCGTCAAACAGTAATTATCCACCCATCAAAGTGACGAAAGATAATGAGTTTATGGTTTGGGGGATAGTAACCTATACAATAAAAAAGAATCGGAGGAAAAGATAATGTTCGGATTGATGGACTGCAATAATTTCTATGCTTCCTGTGAACGGGTATTCAATCCAGCGCTTAACGGGAAGCCTGTCGTTGTACTTAGTAATAACGACGGGTGCGTTATTGCACGATCCAATGAAGCTAAAGCACTAGGTATCAAAATGGGAGTACCTGCTTATCAGATTAAGGATTTGGTGAGTAGTCACGGAGTTGCCGTATTCAGTAGCAATTATACGCTGTATGGTGATATGTCCGGACGAGTGATGTCTATTTTAGCAGGATTAGTACCCGAACTGGAAGTTTATTCTATCGACGAAGCGTTTATCAACCTTGATGGCATTCAGGATATTCAATCACTTGGAACAAAAATAGTAAACCAGGTAACACGTGGGACAGGCATTCCTGTTAGTTTAGGTATTGCCCCTACCAAGACGCTTGCAAAGGTAGCTAATAAGTTCGCAAAGAAATATCCCGCATATAATCGGCTATGCATTATAGACACTGAAGATAAACGAATCAAAGCCCTACAACTGACGAATATCGGTGATGTGTGGGGAATCGGACGTAGACAAGCAGCAAAGCTCGAAAAGCAAGGAGTGAAAACAGCATACGACTTTACGCAGCTTGCCGGTGCATGGGTACGCAAGAATATGACGGTAGTAGGTGAACGTACATGGAAAGAACTTCGCGGTATCTCGTGTATTGATATGGAATCAGCTCCACCGGCTAAGAAACAGATTTGTACTTCACGAAGTTTTGGTAAGATGCTCACTGATATAGACACAATGGCTGAAGCTATTGCTACCCACGCCTCTACTTGTGCAAGAAAACTCCGGAAACAAAAATCTTATGCAATGTCCCTGATGGTATTCATTCATACGAATAACTTCCGAGAAGATTTACCACAATACTGGAAGAATACAGTAATACAGCTTCCGGTACCAACAAATGACACTCAAGAGATAGTACATTATGCGCTAGCTGGATTAAAGACAATATTCATGCAAGGTTATCAGTATAAGAAAGCCGGGGTTATCATCACTGAAATAACCGAAGGTGCCCAGCTTGGACTTTTTGATTCAGTGGATCGTGAAAAGCGGGAAAGACTTCAACAGGCAATAGATAAGATTAACGGTGAACACAGTCAACTCGTTAAATTAGCAATCCAAGGAACGGGGAGAGACTGGAAACTTAAACAAGAACAACTCTCCGGGCGTTATACTACTGACATCAGTCAGATTATAAACATTAATTGCCTATAATATGTGTTTTCACAATAGTATGAGTGCTAAGGCTATCAAATTAGCAGCCCGGTACGGTCGTAAATCAGATATCGTTGAAATATATCAAGATATGCTAAACGAACAGTACCATGTGAATGCTTTCAATTTTCCGAAATATCCTATAATTACAAAGAGTGACGAGATTCAGGTGTTCAATTGGGGATTAATACCATTTTGGACGAAAGATGAAGCCAATGCAGATGATATCCGCCGAATGACTCTAAATGCACGTGCGGATACCATATTTGAGAAACCTTCATTCCGGGAACCAATTATGAAGAAACGGTGCATTGTGCCATCAACCGGATACTTTGAATGGAGACATGGAGGAAACAATAAGATTCCTTATTACATCTATCTGAAAGATGAACCAATCTTTTCGATGGCAGGTATTTACGATCGTTGGCTAGACAAAGAGACAGGAGAAGAATATGATACATTCTCTATTATTACCACTGACGCCAACCCTTTGACCGATTATATCCATAATACGAAACATCGGATGCCGGCTATCCTATCTAAAGAGGACGAAGAAAAATGGCTGGATTCTGACTTACAGAAAGCGGATGTTACTTCTTTACTTAAACCGTTTGATGCTAATAAAATGGACGCTTATATAATAGAGAGAGATTTTATTAAGAAGATTTCAACTGACCCAACCATTTTACAAAAAGCATAAAGAGGTAGTAATCCCCCTTTTATTTTTTAGCTTCCTTAGAAAAAAACATTATTTCACCACTTAATGCATCCTTGAGTATTGCTTTTGTTATACTCCTCGCATCAAGAGTTATTAATGTCTGTTTATGTGTCTTGCTATTAATAAATTTGACCGTTTTTATTTTTACTTTTCCCCAATTACAGGTAATAACATAAGCGTTCTTAAAATCAAATACCTGTGCTGTTTTTTGAGGAAGTTCACTTTCTAATTTATCAAAAGTCGTAATAATATTACCTTTTTCATCAAGAATGTCATCTTCAGCGGTATCTAAAGGAAGATAATCTTCTCCCCAATCATCACCTCGTTGCGAAAAATGGGCAATGAAATTTCTATATGATAGCCAATTTATATTATTTGCTTTTGCCCAATCATTATCAAGTGAAAAAAGACGTTGGGTAAGAGATATGCCGAAACTAAGATTTATTTCTGCTACTATGCAATCATCTTCTTCACTAGGAGTTCTTAATTCTTTTAGATTAATTCCGCATGAATCTGCTATTTTTTTTGCTCCAGCTTGGTAGCCTTTTGGGGTTATCATAATTCCTTTAACATCAATAAGGTCAGCCAATACACCACGAAATGCATTTACTTTATCAACAGAGAGCTTACGGTTATAATTTTTACATTCGATGGCTACTTTGTACTGAACACCAGCTATTTTATATTCCCAGTATACATCTATTTGATGTTTTTGTCCTGATTTACCAGTGAGCTTGACATTGTGTTCAACGTTGGTTGTAATACCACGAGCATTGCTTAACTCCTGATATATTTCTTGTGTAAACTTCTCGTATTCGATATTTTGATTCATAAAACTATAATTTATTGATTCTATATTCGTTAAAACAAGCCTTTCTCATATTCTTCCCAAGACAACAACTTACGTGAGTCTGCAGCAACTCCTATATTTCCCATTACTGTTTTTGCACGCTGTCTATCATCGTCAGTATAACAGACTATTATCCAACTAGAACTATCTGAAATAGAATCTCTAATTTTACAAATATATGGCATATCTATTTCATTAAGAGAATGTCCTAGCACAACTACCTTTTCTATATATTTTAAAGAATCAAAAAAACTTTGGTTTTCGTCAATAATATTCTTCACTGGCTTTTGAAATTTATAAAAAAGAGCATGAGAAGCTGCTTCTGCATCATAACTGGGAGTTCTATTGTTTTCTCCATTTTCATCTAGTTCAGATGTTTCACCTTCTGAAACTTCCACTCCATGACCAAAAACAAGATTTTCCTCATTGTCATCGCCTATATATCCATGTATATGAAAAACTTTTGGAATATTGTAAAATTTTTCAAGTGTAGGGGTATAGTTAAAAGACAAAAAGAGAGCATTTTTTTCAAAATGCATATTTTTTCGTTCTATTTCGGTTTCAGATATTTCATTAATCCAGTCCCTAAATGATTGTTTTATTCCAAGACGCATTTTCTCAGACTCTTCATTAATTTCGTCTAATACTCCAAAATAATCGCTCCACTGTGGATGTTCCTGTTCCATAAATCTTTCAGAAACGTTATCATGGTTATCATAAAATTGCCTCGCATCAAAATTCTCAAAATTTTCTTCAAAATGAGACCACCAATCGTCTTTGTTTTTTGGGGGAAAGTATACTTCCAAAAACTCTTCAACATTCGGCGTATTTATCTTTGCAAATTCAGAATAATCTTTGTAGGAGGATTTTAAACCGTGAAATAGGTCGAAGCCATTCCCGATTATATATAATGTACTATCTTTCATAATTATGTATTTTAGATTATGACACAAAGATAATATATCGTTAGTCATTAGCATTTCGTTAGCACATCAAATTCATAAAACTTATAAAAAAAAGCCCCGACTACACTTAGTCGAGGCTCATTCCTTTTGGAGTAAATAACGCATTGTCTCTCTCCTCTGAAATCTAGCAACTTTTCTATAGAGAGATGATACAACAGACATCCACGTCTGTACGCAAATATATTAATTATTTTTTAATTTGAATACTATTCCGCCAATTATTTATGAAAATGAAGATTTACGATTCTAGTATTCTGCAGAGAGCATAAAAATAGGTGACTATTCAGCTACCGATTATTTATAGCAAATTTAGCAAGCGCTTCGTTTTTTCTTAACTTCCTGAACCGTATCTTACTCAATGATGCCGACGGACTTTAGTAAGCCTACAAATGGACTTTGCTTTCTATCAATATATGGCTTGACATTTTTTGTATTGATACATTCCATGTCACGGATTTGCCTAAATGCGGAAATAAATTGATTCTTACTGATAGACTCTCCTTCAGTGGCTCTAACACTTCCTTCCCTTCCACCTTTGTATTCTATAGAATCAATTATGACCTTGGCGTTATATTTAATACCAGTAGAGGACAAAAACTGCTTGTTCTTATTAATATAAGCTACTACTACATTCCAAACTTCATTGGCCGGCATTCTTTCATATTCATGTTTGACTTTCATTATGGATCTTTTTTTTGCAAAGATACGAGAAGTTTGATTATGAATAAGAAAAAAGCCCCGAATCTTTCGTACCGAGCCGATCACATGACTATCACATAAAATAATCTTTTATAGCATAAAGATAGCGATACTTTGGAGGTGGATAAAGAAAAACCCCGAATCAAAGAGACGGGGCAATATAAAAAGGATTTATCATTAATAGAACACAACTTATCTCTAAAATAATAAATCAATAATGATTGTTTGGTACAATTACTTTAGAATCTTTCATCATACTAATATATGCTTTCAAAAATGCTTCGGCAGTATCAAGATTAGACTCAACATTAGAAGGATTATATATTCCTATTCCATCTGCATCTTGCGGTTTTGTCAAATGACTTGTATACCAGTAATACAAACCACCTTCCTTTTCAATTCTTGCATACACAGTTACCATATTATCATATTTATCTTTCACCGCATAAGTGAATTTTTTTATTGTTTTAGCCATATGATGATTATATTTATAAGATATACAGATTATATACTCAATCTTAATTTCAAATTGGTTTTTGTAGGACAGCAAAATCTAGTAAGAACATCAATAGGCAAACTAAATGCAGTTGCCATTTCCTCATTTGAGTATTCCAATTCATTCTTATGAAGTTTATAAGCTTCATTGTACATATTCGGCATATCAATATATACATTCACAGGTTCGCTTTTTCTATATCCTCTTCTACTTAGTTCAATACTAAAATATTTATATTTTTCGTTAGTAATACATTTCAAATCTTTTGCCCTACGTACAATAGATGCCATGGAGGTTAACCAATATCTTTTTAATTCCACCAAATACTGCAGTTTTAGTCCACGTAAGGAATTTGATATAGCATCAGAAGGCATAAGGAATTCTGAAGCAAATCTATTTGCTTCATCTTCTTTATCCCTATATTCAGAGATTAGAAACTCATTTGAAGTATGCATGATCAAATGTCCCAGTTCATGTGCTAAAGTGAATCTTTTATGGTCATTACTAAAATTCTTATTAATAATAATCACATAATATCCACCATCTGTCAAAAAAGAAACCCCGTCAAATAGATCCACATCATAATCCAATTCTATGATTATAATCCCATTTCTTTCCAGCAAAGAGAATATATTCCGAACCGGTTCATCTTTCAAGCCTAAATACTTCCTGGTGTACTGAGCCACGGTTTCGGGTGTATATCCATCTTCAAGGTCAATCATTCGAAATGACATATCTGGAAATTCCACAGACTCCCCCATTTGGTCTACAATATAACCTAATAACTTGTTTGAAAGGTCTATTTGGGAACGTTCATTTTTAGTCATTCCTTTCTTCCTTCGGTAATGCGCATTTTCTGCAATATTTGAGATTTTCTTCTCATAAAAGTCAGTTGGAAATCCCAGAAAATCAATTATGCGATTAAGCACATCGGTAGATAAAGGACCAATACCCTTCTCATACTTAGATAAATTGGATTGTGACAATCCAACAATCTTAGAAGCAAGCTCGGTTTGTGAGTAACCTCGATATTCACGAGCAAATATTATCTGCTTATAGTTGATTTCCATTTTTGCTATCAGTATTGTTGTTTTCTAAAATAAATTCGGTGATGTATTATATTATTAATTATTTGTTCCTTCTTTCTTTTTGATATTTTGGCGTACAGAGAGAGACGCAGCGGCTGGCTGAACATCCATTGTTCTATTAACTGTAGAAATATCATTTTCAGAAATAGTCCATCTCACTTTGTTTTCATCGATATAAACCAATTTTGGATTTATAATCTCCCCAAAACGACTTTTATTATATCCAAAAAATAAAATAGGTTCTATCCCGTTATCATACATATCAAACAAATAACCTTGCTCTTGGTTCTGAATAGATGATGAAAAACGAGTTGGAACATTCATTGGCATATTTTTACTATTTAATTTCTTAAAAAGCATAATATATCCATTAACTCTAAGCATAAATCTTTTGTACTTTCCAAATGTCCAGTCATCTTTAAAAACAGACTGAACACTTTGAATTATTTTTGAGTTTAAGAGGGAGGCTTCAAATCCTCGACAACGAGCTGTAAACGGGGTTTGTATTACCTCTTTTTCATAATTACGTACAGCATTCCAAAAAGCATCAAATAGCTTTTCTAACGACTCACGAAGTTCGTATTCACATTCTTTAGCGTTTATTATACGCTTCCTTTTGGCTGTTTCAGCCACATTCTTTATTTTTGCCATAAATACAATTTTATATTTTTACATCACCGAATTTAAAGTTTATCTCTGCGCCAACAGAGATATTCTTTTGCTGCAAAGATATATATTATTTCCACAATATTGTATTTTCTCACATATAATTTCGCCAAAAAATTGTATTTTCAATAGAAGAAAGCCTTATTTCTTAAATTTACACACCAACCATCCCGCAAGAATCAAGCCAATGACATAGCAATAAACTTTATCTTTATGCAAATCCCACCAAGATAATTCGACTACCTTCTCTCTTTGATTTAGTAAAGCATTCACCTTGTTACTTATAGTATCAAGGCGATTCGAGAACTGCTGCAAAGTAATGGATAATGTTTCATCAACTTCTGTTCGTTCCTGATCCTGCTTGGATGCAGTAGTAGTACTTTCTTTGACCGGATATTGCTTTCCTGACGAATCGGGAGCAGACAAGTAAACTGTTTTATTCTCAATCTTCAGATCACTCAACTTGTCAGTAGTAATTTTCGTCTGTTTATTCACATCCAGCCGTAATGATTCAATTAAGTTTCGCAAATATAAGAAATCTTCTGAATAGTCAATTTGCTTTTGAGTTTCCATATTCCGGGAAGTCTTGCAGGAAGCAAACCATATTCCCGACATCAGGAATATGGTTATATAAATTAGCGCTTTCATGGTCGGATCACTGTATTACGAAGAAAATTAGAAAATTCACTCCTAACATCAAAGCAGGGACAAGCCTTGATATATTCCCTAAACTCTACCTCTCCGCTTCCGTCCAGATCGGGCGAAGTATCACGGTGTCCGAGTACTTCAATTATAGGATATTCCTTACAAAGCTTTGCGACCAATTCGCGTAGTGCTGCCCTTTGAGCTGGAGTACGAGTATCAGCAGGCTTTCCGGCTGCATCTAAGCCACCGATATAACAGATACCTATACTGTGCTTATTATACGAAGATTCGCTAAAACCTTTCGTATTGCAATGCGCTCCATCGATGGAAAGCGGGCGACCATTCTCAACCATTCCGTCAAGGTCAACAATGAAGTTATAACCGATTTGATTGAATCCCCGAGCCCGGTGCATCCGGTCAATGTCCTTTGCTCGCAAGTCTTGCCCGGCACGTGTTGCCGAGCAGTGAATGATGATTGAGTCTATATCTTCTCTTTTCATATATCCTTCCTCCTATAATATCAATGTTAATACTCCCAACGCCAGACCCACACAATCACAGATGATGTCTTTAATTGAAAATTCTGTTTTCTTGCAGTATTTGTCGTATACTTCCTTCAGGACGAAGATCACGACGGTTATAATGATTGCTAACCACAGTGGCGTATATTTCGATAACCACATTACCAAGTTCTGGCAGACTATAATGTGGGCCATGCCGTCTATGCCGATCTTGGATAGAAGCTTGCTGGCTAATGCGCTGATTTTATTTATTTGATTCATCACCCTTTACTTCTTTATTGTTGTTAAGCCTATCAACCAAACTATTAAACTTCCCATTAACGTAAATCCCAATCCCAAATATACTGCCAGCATATATCAGGCATTGAGCAAAAAACCACAATACACTGTCATGAATCTGACCTAATGGCTCTACAACAAAACCTGCAACGGATAGTCCGACTCCTGCAAACAACATTCCCACTGCGGTCCATACCTGTATATCTTCTTTTGTATTCTTTTTCATACTAAACAGGTTAGATAAACGGTCAACAACGAAATTACCTCGATCCAGAACATCGGCTTTCTCTTTATGAAGTCGGAGATGAAGTTACCGGTCCAGTGCTCACTCATGGAGATAACCATGTAAGCGATGAATCCAGCCCATAACAGTAACCAATACCAAGAATTGCAACCTACCCATATCTGGGAGAAGATTAAAGACATGGCGGCACCGATACAATGGGCGGTTTTCTGGCTTCCTTTGAAATTGGGAGATACACCCAATACAATCATCCCGACAACCGAAAGGAATACAAGAAACTGGCTGTTTTCCGTACTTGCTTCAAATGCTGCCGGAAGAAGCAATGCACCGGAGCCGATCATGCACAAACCGAACCAAAACTTATGCGTCAGGGCATAGTAGGTGTCACTGATAGAGTAAGGAATTTCCTCCATCTTTTTAATCATTGCAAAGACGTAGCCGGCAATGAGGATGAACGACATTAATACTAGTAGAATCATAGCTTTATCTGTTTATAGTTTATAATACAAAATTGAGTTTCTCCGGATAACCGGTTTTATAATTATAGTAATTAACCTCTTCTTTGCTAAGCAAATTTTTCACGGCTGCAATATGAGCCTGTGTAGTATTGTAGCAATCAAGAGCGTATAATTCTAATTGGTCAAGCATATTTAAAGCGTCATTTACGGGAATTACATACTTCTCCGCATTGTACCACAAAGTAGTATATACCCGGCCCGCTTCTTTTTCTATGTTTATTGAGTTGACTAATCCTACACGGGTGTCTTTATCCAGCCATATTTGTTTTCCGTCCAGCGTCAAGGAGTTTACAGCATCCGACTTGTCGTAAGCGTTGATCTCTGCGATCTTTATCTCTTTCAATTCATCAATGGTGTACTCATGCTCAACCAATACCGGGTAACCGCTTTCGTTCTCCTTGATTTCTTTTCCGGATGATTGACCGTCAAGCAATTCCTGCCAGTACTCCACCGATATTTCTACTGCTCCTTCTTGTGGTTTATCATAGAAACCATTTTTCCAATATATTTTTCCCATAATATTACCTCCTTATTTCCATCTACCAATTGCAAACCATGTAAAATTCCAGCTAGTCCAAACAATAGCCGGAGTTGAATTTATTCCACGGGTGAGAACTCTACAATATGATGTATATTTACCATTAAGGTCATACCCCGGAGCATATATAAAAGATTCACCTGTATTATTTACTGCTCCAGTGAAATAAATGTTATAATCAGTATTATAGAAACTGGTAGGAAAATACAGATTAATTGCCCCCCCGGTTGCTCCGACTCTTGTCCCCCACTGTATCAAAAGCCCATTATTGAACTTGGCATAACCATTTGCTCCCAAAGAAACCGTCATGGCGTTGGAAAGGTCGGCTTTAGCCAAGTTGGGTATCATTGCCAATAGTTCTTCAATCCTAGCTCCCGAATATTGACTGTTATAATCACTCATAGAACTTACTCTTTATAACGTTAAACGTACTACCGTCAGACAGTAGAAACCGTCCTTCGGTCACTGCAAATGCCTGTCTTTTCCCTTCTTGAGATACCGTAGTAGAAACGGAAACCGGATTATTGCCCTTAGTAGTCGAGAACACGACAGTTTGTTGCCTGTCCAATCCTTCATTGGCAACATCGCTCATTACGCTTGCGACTCCATTAGAGCCGGGCGTAATGACAATGCTTCCTTCTCCTTCCTTCCAAGGTACAAGTATATCCATTATGCGGCAGTCCAAGAAGTGTTAGACGTAACAGTAACGGAAACAGCTGAACCGTTTTGAGGAATTGTAATTTCTGTTGGGGAAACGGATAGTTTTGCGTCTCCTGCTGCCTGTTTGATTGCAATCTGTACAGCCTGACCACCGTTTGCGGTTACTTTTAATGTTCTTACAACTTCTTCAATAGTTTCATTTGCTGGGAATTCAAGTTCTATGGAGAATGGGAACTCTGCTGTAGCACCTGGGTCACCTGTGATGCTAGCCGCATTATCTGTCTGTGTCCCATTCGCACTATATTTCGCTGGAATGGAAACATCTGATACGCTACCCGCCCATGCAAAGGTCAGCTTTTGAGAATTAGTCTTACCTTCAACTGTGACAGTCCCGGCAGCTTTGGGCGCTGACATTTCCGCTCCGTTATCAAAAGATGCAAACTCGGATTTAGGAGTTTGAGTTACTTTATAAGTTGCAGGAGTAGATACTCCGACACCCGTTATTGTCACCGTACCGGTTCTAGCTGTACGACCTGTATGAGCACTTGCACTGTTTGCAATTGTCCCATTTCCGCTTCCAGTTGAAGGGTTTAAATTTAACCAACTAGGCTTTGCCATAATTCAAATCATTAAGTAATTAAACAATAAAATTTTATTCTTTTGTTGCTGTGGTCCATACCACATTTGACAATACATCTACGTTATCTTCAAAGTTATTGGAGGGCATCAACCAGATGTAATCAGGCTCTACTCTCAAATAAGCATCTTTGCCAACGTCACAGACAATCCCTACCGACACTTTAATTGAACGGCTGGGATTTACAGAGACATTTATCCCAGACAAAGGAGATGTGCCCACCTTTATTCCTTTCGAGGCTTCTATGTTAACCCGTATGCATCCCATATTATACAATTCTTATTCCGGTTGCCGACTTGTCTACCTCCGGTCTTATTCCTCCTTCATAATCAGTGTCAGGAAGATAAGCCGTGGTTTCTATCCAAATTTCTCCCCTCCCTATGATGTTGGTATCAAGGAAACAAGTATAGCTGTTCTTATCATTACGTACCATTTCCGACTTCTTGATCGTCTGGGAATTGAGAGTTACAGAGAACTTGCATTCGAAATCTATGTCATCCATTGTCAAGCCCGAAGGTAGTTCAATAGATACTGCTAATTTTATGATCGTTCCTTTTGCTACCATTGTTTTCAACTTATTTATTCTTCTTGTGATAGAGCATTGCTGACAGCTATTCGATCAATGACACGAGTAAATAACTGCGCATACTTTTTTAGAGATTTAGCTTGTTCAGGGGATATATCAACTTCTCCTTTCCGGTATATATCTTGAGCAAGATTAAATTCTCCAAGATCACCTGTATTTTGATAAATCGCATTTCCGAATGCTTTAGATACATCGACGGTACTCTTGTTCCCTTCGAGATCGGTTAATTCTATTTTTCGAAAGTCTATTTTCATAATTATTTTGGAAGAAATAAATTATTCACAATATATGGAGCAACACTTGTTTGAATTTCTGCTGTGATAAAAGTTTTAAATCCCCAAGCTTCAATACTATAAGTTTGAGAATTAAGATGGTTGTATATTACCCTTTTGGGATAATTTGAGTTATTAACAACTGTAATTTCTTTATACATTGCGGATTCGCATATTCGTAGTACGCTATCCCCGCTACCTTCCATAACAACACAGTCAATTGGTCGACCTGATTCAGGATATTTATGTTCTGAAGTATCAGTGCCATATCCATATACATGCACATAAAAATTAGCACTGTAGCCAGCAGAAACTGTTATTTTAGTCATCTTGTAATGCCCGAATTCGCCACGGCACCAGATGTCAGAAGCGTAAAATCTCCAAGAACGCTTTTCGGTTTCATTGTAGCCCTGTTGATACAAATCACCAGAAATCCAAGTTTTTGAAAAATCAATATTAAGCGAAGATGAAACATTACCTCCAGACCCATCAGAGTTAAAAGAAATCTTACCTTGTATGTTACCTTCATTATCAACAGCTTGCAATTCCTTAAAGGTTCCCGTTGCCCCCTTTAATTTTTTTACTTCCAAAGTATCAACATTAATAAAATCGGTTATTATCTTTCCCGCCTCTATGAATGTCTTTCCGCCTACTGTTATTCCACCGGTTTCAGGTAGGGCAATTTGACCTTCTTTTGTCAATTCAACACCCGTAACATTATGCTTAAAAGCCCCTCCGGTTATCATCCAGCCCTCTGTTTTCTCAAGGTTCCCCACGAATATTCCAGAAGTTCCTAATACATCAATCGTCGCATTCTGCGCAAGAAGGACGTTTGTTGCCACGTTTTCGAACTCGCTGAACTCTTCCCACTTCGTTGAGTCAAAAGAGGAAGTAGACGTATGCGTGATCTTACAAAGTTTGTTTTGACCGTCATAGATTACTGTATCTATGAATGTCTCATTGTTATAATACTCGGTATTGGCTTTCCATACTCCACGGGGACGGAGCATTGCACCGGGTAATCCTGTTTTTCCTTGGCTTCCAGTGATGCAAGCCGGATCGCTTTCCCATGTCGAACCATTCGTATAAGTTACCTTTGTTTTAGTCCATAGGTACTTACCATCCTCCCATTGGGGAGACGTGGTAGACCATGATCCGCCTTCCAATGATGAAGAAGAGGTTGACAGGTAAAATAACACATCAACGGCACTTATCCCTACGCCATCGTTTCCGCTTGTTCCCTTTCCACCTGTTACACATACCGGATCTGTCTCTGTATATGTATTGTTAGTGTAGGTGATAACTACACGTGTCCAGATGTATTTGCCGTCTTGCCATGCCGGAACAGAAGTCTGCCACGATCCACCGGTAGGCGTGCTGTATGATGTAGACAGGTAATATTGTTCGGCAACACTCTTGACTCCGATCCCAGTTTCACCCGTGGAACCGGTAGAGCAGATAGGGTTAGTGGTTGTTGATGTGCTGTCTGTATATGTTATTACTGATCTAGTCCAAATATATTTCCCATTTTCCCATGCCGGAGGCGTTGTGCTCCAACTTCCCCCTGTTAGTGATGTTTGAGAAGTGGATAAATAATATTGCTCTACGATACTTTTTACTCCTTTTCCTGAAGCTCCATCTTCCCCTTTAGAAATAACCTTCAACCAATCAGTAGAAGAATCTGACGGCTCCTGCGTAGTCGTAGATTCAATGCAAATCCATGTGCTTCCGTTGTGGGTTACTTCGTCGTAATGCCAATACGTCCCCGCTTTCCATTCACCTTTGAAAGCCGGAACCGGTACTTCCGTCACACCATCATTTGAAATCTGTTTGATCGTACCGGTCATGTAGATTCTGTTAAGATATGCACTATGCCCGGTCATATCCATTCCAAACAGTTTCAGGTTAGACAAGTCTCCCAACTGCATGGCAATCATATCCTTTGTGATCTCCCAGTTGTTTACACCTTTAAGGAAACGGATATAATTCTGCGTGGAATAGCTGGACTTCTGGCGTTCTGCATTGGTGAAGTTACCATAGCAAACAAAGTGCATAGCCTTTTGAGGATGGTAAGTATATCCGCTACGGAGAACGTATTTAAAAGAACCATTATCCAGCTTTTCGGTGATCCGGAAATAGGTTGTCTGAAAGCCTGTGTCATTGTTGAAGTTAGCCTTGCAAATATCATCCACTTTAACAGCTGCAACCTCGCCCGGTTCAAGCTTCAGGTAAACGATGCTGCTCTCTTCGTCCACTGATTCGATTATACCGCCTCCGGGAGCGTTCCATTCCTCACCTGTGATAACTGATACCCGGTTATATCGCAATTCCGGCACTTCAAGGAAATCACGTAGGCGCAACGACTTCGCATCTATATCACCGGATGGGGTTATCAGCCAGCCAAGTAACTTTTCAGCATAATCAACAGAAGATATATTGCCGGAGAAAGCGGCATTATTGGCTGTAAGCTTATCAAGCACCTTTACAATATTGCTGCTCAATTCTGTTGCAGTTATCGTGTCCGTTACAATACCTTTGGTAACGTTAATGCCGTTCAGGAATGAAATAAGCCCTAGGGCTGTGTCATCTTTCGTCTTGCTTATAGCATAAGCTATAATCTCCTGAAGCACTCTTTTTGCAGAGAATACGTTTCTGTCAGACGGGATTGTCTTGTCATTAATCCCAATAACATATACACTGATTCCACCACCTCCGACAGCAGAGCCGGAATAGGTTTGTCCCTTGTAAGTAAGGGAATCAAGCTTGCTCTCTATCTCTCCGATACGAGAATATGAGGCAGTTTCACCGACTGTATAAATCGGATGATCGTAAGGAATATCCAGCGGCCACTCGAAACCGATTATTCTTGATTGTCTGCCTTCCGGGAAAAATGCCTTATTTATCAGATTGATCTTAGCCCCGACTTCGTATGTACGGATATTACCCTTATTGTAGATGAAATCAGCATCCATCTCACAATCGTAGGTGGACGGGTCAATCATGGATTTCTTTACGTATTCCTTTGCCTTTTTGAGTAGATTCTGCTCTGCGTCCGGCAACATCTGTTCGGAGATGTATGCGGTATCAAAGCCGTAAAGGATATATGTGTCTGCGGGGACTTCTTCACCGTCCTCCATGTGTGCGGTTTGCGGATAAAGAACATCATCCGGAAGAAAGCGGCCGTAATCCTCATTGCGGACAATTTCGAAGGTTGTTCCGGTGTTATCGCTTTCTACAATATTGATAGCAAAGTCCATCCCGGCAAGCTTGCCAGTTTGGAATATCATGTGAAGTTCCTCACCATCCAGCCTAAAATCTTCTGTAAAATTCTTCAGTCCCGTATCTTTGAAATTATAGATCCGATATTCCTTATCGTTATCGTCTACCTTGTCATCGTGGCTGACACTGGATATTGTGCCCTTGTATTGGGGATATTCATCCTCAAATATAACGATCTCTTCGATTGCTTCCTCTTCTGGCATTTCCACGTTATCCGGATCATTATAGCGTTCATCTCCGATATTGATACGTTCACCGGTCGGGCTGTATTTATAAGCATCTACATAAGAAATACCCTCCGGGAGCATAAGACGTTTCTGAACAACTCCGTTAAGGGTCATTTCCTTGTCATCCTTACTGAAGTAGTTATCGGGGACTTTACCGCTTATGATGTTGTTAATGGTGTACCGATTACCTAAAGAGGCGGTTACACCTTCCGGTAACTGGATAATGTTTGCTGCGTCACCGGTTAAAAGGTCGGGATTGTAAACAGCAGCAAAAGTCTGTCCGGCATTTGCACCGGAAAGGAATGTTACGGAAGTCGTTGCAGAAGAACCGCCATACACGTTAATATCGTATGTTACATACGCCTGAAAAGTCGATAATAGCTCGGAAGAAGCTGGAGCTGGTACGTGAACGTATACCCTTACTTTTAAATCAGAACTGTTTTTGTCGATAACCAACGTGTCGGAAACCTGTATTTTAGACACAATCTCATATTGTTGATTTTGGGCTAATGAAACGGTCTGATTACCAATAATCACCTCTTTTGATTCCCCGGAAACATTATAGATATATGACGCCTTCAATATATAATCTCCTGCCGGGAGCAAAGCACGGTTCCCTATTTGCGGGACGGCTGTTGATATATTGATTGAAATTCCTTCCGAAACAACTTTATAAGAACCACCCTTGGCTGATGAAGCTAAAGCTTTGTCAAGTGTCCATTCTGTATAAGAGGGAGTAAAAGGTCCGCTGCCTTCGTTGCTACTAGCGGTATAGTCTTCCTTATATGTAACTCGTGACGGAAAGTAGCTTATTTTGAGCGGTCTTGACGTATCGGATATATTACGTCCATCAACTTCTTTAACGTCGAATATCAATTCTTTCCGGTAACTGGAAGGAATGTTACGGGTGGAACCGAAAGCGTAGATACGGGTCGCATAAGTGGTCTGGCTGTCGCTGCGTGTCATGCTGTTGACATTCACATTTTCTGTGTCTGTCAAATCACCGGCTTTAAAATCAACAGGAGAACTATATTCACAACGCCCGAAGCAAATCTTATGATTCTCTATCCACCATTCACACTCCCATGTCTCCGCCATCTGTGTGAGAGCGTCGATCAGATTTACGTTGTCATAGGGAACGAGCTTGGAAGTGTTTTCTACTGTACTATCGATGTCCCAAGTAAAATCCAGATCCCTGAATTTATATCCAAGAGCTTTCAGGTTATCCAGAAAAACATTTAAATGTGTGTCAAGGGTAGCGGTGAGATTCCATGCGGCTTCGCGTCCGGTGGTTTCCGGTGTATAGAAAAACTTCTTGTTCTTCCATTTCCAGTAATAAGCATCAAGGCGGAGTTCGTAGTCGTATTCACCTGTCGTTGTATTGTAGGTAGGCTTATACAGGTCTACAAGCTCGAATATTCCCAACTCATTGTCTACGTAGTCGCCTAGTTTGAAATAAACCGGATTGGAAAGGCTAAATAGCAAAGTGATATAATCTTCCTGCATCAAAAGGAAGCGTCTCTTCGCCCCCTCTTTAATAGGAGTCGAAAAGCGAATGTTGCCGGATATGTCTTTGATGTCTACTGATTCCATAACACACCAAAGTTCGGAGATAAAAGAAAGAGTACCCAATTTTGGGCACTCGCATATACGACAATGAAATCAATGTCGTAAATTAGGTCCTTAAACTCGGGTTTGGTTCACAAAACTTCATTGAGCATTTACCAAAAGTTCTGTCTAAACTCTGCGCATAGGTGATACTTTTACCTAAATAAATCAAGTGATAAATGTCACTGCTGTTAGCTGGAATCTGAATATCAATCACACCTTTGTATAATTCTTCAAAAAAAGCCCTTTTTTTTGCTTGATAATCAGATTTAGAATTGCCTTCTATGGTAAAAGAGAGCGTTATTTCCCGTTCATCAATTTTGGGATTATTAATTATTACACGTTTTCCATGTTCTAATCGGGATTTATTTTCAATAAATTCTTTCATAGGTAATGATGCACCAAGCACATCAAGGAATTTATCTCCCATTCTTACACCCCAAGTCTTGTAAGCATCTCTACCATTTATTAATAAATCTGCCATAACCATTTATTTTGTTGATAATCCTTTGGTATTGTTTTTAACTTCCGCCATATCCTTCTGCATTTGCTGGATGGGTTTTATTATTGCTCCGGTATTTTCGGAGATTTGAACAAGTTCGAGATATGAACTTGCTATCAAATCACGTGTGTCATCGGCTATATTTCTCGTTTCCGTATTTATGGAAATAAGTGTATCCGCTTTCATCGTTAGAATATTTAATGATTGGGATTGAGTTATACTTTGATTCTTAATTTCTTCTCCGGCTATTTGCAAGGCGGTGAAACGCCCGTTAAGCTCGTCGATTGAATCCTGTGACGCAGTGGCAAAGCCTTTCTTTGAAGCTTCTTGGGATGAAGAGGAAGAACCACCAACAATGGCATCAATATTCTTTGCTTCTTCTGTAGCAGCTTTTATAATATCATTCCAATCTTTTCTAAGATCGCTTATCTCTTCTGCTGTTAAATCAAGTTTTCCGTTTTCGTCACTATCAGCCAAAAGGGTATATTTTTTATAAAACTCTTGTGCTTTACCTCTTAGTTGGTCTATAACGAACGATTGTAATAAGGCGTTGCGCATTATCTCTTCAAAATCTTCTCCAAAATCTGCGATTCCTCTTTTTCCTCCTTTTAATCCTTCCAGTATTGCTTCTTCGAGACCTTGTGAAGTCGTTTGAAATAAATCCTCATTTAAAGTCTCTTCTAGCTCCTTAGTCTGGTCGTTGAGCTCTACAAATTTGTCAATAGCTTGTTGCATCCATTCCGGTAACTTAGACCAGATGTCGGCATTGCTTTTCATCGCCCAAATCGCTTCCTCTGATATGAGTTTGTTTTGTAGATCATATCCTCCATTAGCTTGTATGAAATCAAATATTTCTTTAGCTTGCGGACCTCCGAAGGCATATTCAGTCATTTTGCCAGCAAACTTACCACTTTTAAAAAGTTGAGCAAGCCCAAATGTTACAGCATCAACATCACCAACAGGCATAGATTTAACTATGTCCCTGTATGCCTTCTCTCTGGCTTTTTCAAGTGTTGTTAATGATTGGGTAGCTGTTGCAAAATAATCATTTCCTGCGGCTTCTTTGAGCAACTCCAGATAACGTTCTACTTGATAATTTATAGAATCCCAATATCCTTCCTGTCTACGTTGATATTCAATATTTCTTTCTTGTTCTGCTTTTGTAGAATCAAAGGCATTCATTACAGTACCCACTAATGTAGTTATGATCCCAACAATTCCGCTAATGCCTTTCACTGTGTCACCGGCAGACTTTTCACCAGTTTTGCCGAATACTTCAAATGCTGTGATGCCGTCATTTATAATATCTACCGCTTTTTGGATGCCTTCTCCCAGTTCATCGGAAAAAGTAGTTCCAAGAGAAGATAGAGAGGACCCTAATGTTGAAATATTACTCTTTATAGATTCGCTAGCTTGTTCCACATTACTCCATGAAGTAAAGGCTCCCTGTTTATCCCCTTTCTTTATTGCTTTCTGATACTTTTCATATTCTTCTTTCAATGTCTTGAAAGGGTTGCGAGCTATAAGGTTTTGGCGAGCATTATTTATGGTATCCATCATAGCTTTCATATCTGTAGCCGACAAGTTTGTAGTCTTGACAAGTTGTTCAGCATCAGATAATAATTGTTCAAGCATATCTGTAGGTAATGCATCAACATCTCCCATTAACATTTTCCAAACGCCAGAATCTTCGATTTCGCTTTTTGAAATAGAATCTATAGTTTTCTTACGCTGTTTTTCTAGTTCTTTTAGGGCATCTTCATATTGTTTCTTTTCAGAATCGCTTTTAGCTTTTGCTAATCCGTCCCTAAGTTTCTTTTCATCGTCTTGATACTGCTTCTCTATAGCTATGCGTTGAGCTGAATAATCACGATATTTATCTAGTATGGAATTTAATTCCTTACTTACATCGGCTATATCTTTCTCTCTTTTATTTTCAGCATTGGTATAACGAGCGGAAATTTCAATAGACTGCTCCGAAGTCAACTTTCCACCCTGTCTTTCACTCAAATCTTTTTCTTGTTTCTTGATGGCGTCAAGTTCTTTTTGATAGTCAAGGTCAATCTGTTTTAGCTTTTTCTCTGTGCCTTCCTTCATAAGATCTATTTCCGCCTGTTGATTTTGGCGACGGAGAGACAGAAGCTCTTCGGCTGATTTTTGTTGGTCTTTTTTTTGCTTTTCAATAGCTTTTTCTTGTTTAGATAAAGCATTGCCAGTGATACCTCCTAAATCTTTGTATGCTTTTTCGGTAGTTTCTTTTTGCTTTTTAGCTTCTTCGTATTGCTTTGAAGTAAATTTAGGTTTGTCCTTTTCTATTTCAGATAGTTTCTTTTTGGCATCCTCCCAGTCTTTCTTCGCTTTCTCATAATCTTGTTTGTAAGTGGTTTTATTCTTCTCTGAATCAATTCGGGTTTGCTTGACTGATTTTGCTGTATCTATAAGTGTTTTTATGTCTTTCACATTATAGATTGCTTCATCAGACAAAGTACCCTTAATATCAATAGGCAAACGAAGTTTCACAGTTCCATTTTCCCCCTTTCCTCTGATACGCTTCTCCAACTCAGAGATGTAGCGGTCAAACTCATTAGTATTAACATCTTTAAGATTGGAAATGAACTGTTCGGAGATGCCTTTGCCTTTTTCTTGCAGCATGACATCACGCATAGCACGCAATTCTTTTAGTTTCTTCACATATCCATCAACGCCTTGCTGACCGGAAAGAGTTTTCAGCAGATTCTCGTAATATTTGATTTCAGATTCAATGTTAGAAAGTTCCTTGGTTTGCTTTTCTCCGGCACGTTTCGCATCTTCTTCCGTTATCTGTTGCTTTAGTTTAAGTATATCAGCCAACTTAATGGTTTCGATGTCATATTGAGCGAATATCTTAGGGTATTCTTTTCTTAACTCCGCTAAACTTCGACCTCTTTGTAAATCCGACAACGCTATATCACGAGAACTTTGTACGAGGGAATCAATCTTCTGTTTGTGTTCTTCTTCTTGCTTTTTAGCTTCTTCTTGCTGTTCATTAAACCTTCTCTGTGCCTTTTCTGCTTCTGTTGCCGAATCGCGGAAAGCCAACATTGCAACTCCAAGTCCTACTACAGCAGTAGCCAACAACACATAAGGATTGGTAAGCATTGCAGCGTTTAAAGCTAACTGCGCTTTTCGTGCCAATAAACGGGCATTGGTAAGTCCAATCTCCACAAGAGTATGTTTACTTTCGGCAGCAGTAACAAGCATCACTGCGGTCCGGTATGTACCATAAGTAACCACTAATCCAGCCAAGACCTTACCTACTGTTTCATAATTCTGAATCAACGAAGTTGTCATTTGAATACCGTCCATGATAACACTTTCCGACTTTGTTCCCAATTCGTTAAACACGGAATCCAAAGCATCCTGCATCATAGACAACTGACCATTGATAGTCTTTGAAGCATTCTCAGACATATTATAGAACTTACCACCTGCGGAAGTTGCATCAATGAATGCCTGTTGAACCATTTCAGCGGAAACAGCACCTTTGGACATTTCATCTTTCAAAGTTGCGATAGATTTTCCAGTCTTTTCGGAGATAATCTGTAACGGGTTGAATCCAGCGTTTATCATTTGATTCAAATCCTGCCCCATAAGTTTACCCGCTGCTGACATCTGTGAAAATGCCAAAGTTAGCGAATTGAACTTACTGGATTCCCCCATAGAAATATCACTAATGGCTTTCAAGTATTTGATAGTGTCTTCTGCTTGTATGTTAAATCCAAGCATCATCTTTTCTGCTCCAACCATATCTGACATAGTAAGTGGAGAAATCTTAGCCAGCTCCTTGATTTGCGGAATCAGTTGCCCTGCCATATCCTTTCCAACCATAGTCTCAATAGCGGTCTGCATGGATTGAAATTCGCCACGAACACGAATTATTTCAGAACCTAATGCCTTTAATACTCCAGCACCACCAATAACCGCCAATGCTTTCTTCCAAGAAATTGCAATGCCATTGTTTTTTTCTACAACCTCTTTGGCATTATCGTTGTAAAGGGCGTATTCGTCACGGAGCTTTTTCACAGAAAGACGAGCTTCAGCTTGTTGCTGGGTAAGTCCGAACAAAGCTGCCTTTTCTTCATCTAAGGCTTTGCGAGCAGCATTGTATTCTTCCAGCTTACCAGTTGCAGATAGAGGGTTACGCTTTAGTGCTATGCGATATGATTCTCCTAGACGCTTTACATCAGCTTCAATATCTTTAACTACTGTCTTTTGAGCAATAATCTTTTCTGCGAATCCGTTAACAGATTGAGAGGCATCAAAAATTTTCTTTTTAAATCTCATTTCTATTTCAGCTCCGGCTTTAGCAGCATTAGTCACCAGTTCATCCAATCTTTGATTGGATATAGCAAGTTGGGTATTTAGAGTTTTGAAGGTAGCAGGGGATTGTGTTCCATCCACATTTTTCAACTCCTGCTTTAGTTTAGCTATTTCACTACGAAGTCTTACGACTTCTTCCCAATCACTTGCGACTTTGAAATATAACTTTGCCATACTTATTTCTTTTTTCTACGATTCGCTAATTCTTTACCACTGATTTTTTTTACTTTTTGACCGCCATAAATAGCATGGAGTTTATCTCGTTGCATCATTAAAAGGTTTCTATATGGAATGACCTCAAACACTTCCGTATAGCTTAAATGGAGAGTGTCAACCAAATGGGCTATTTGCCCGAAGAACGTTGCGTTTCCTACTGTTTCGGTCTTGCTGCCAGCATCGACACGTTCTTCATCAAGCTGACACACTGAAAAGCCGATATATCCATCATAGAGAAACATATTTCCAAAACTTCTTTGATTTCATCAAAGGTTCCGTTTTCCAAAGCCTTAGCCATATTCTCATTACCACAAATAAAACAGGAGATACCTTTCAGCATATCATCTGTGGCTCCGGGAAGTTTCTTGATAGCTTCCATGATGTTGTCACCTGTCATCCCAATATTGGAAAAATGATGAATAGCACTACAAATAACTTTGATTGTGGGCGGCTTGATTGTATAAACAACTCCACCTATTTCGACATTCTTAAAATCCAGCCCTAAAAGGGCATCAGAAACTATTTTTGCTGCTTGATTCATTATTCTAAATTGAAACAAGGGTGAAGCGAATACCACCACCTCACCCTTGCTGTTTACAATCGTTTTACCTTAAAATGTTACGCCACTGGTATCAAGGCTTTGATAGCTTCTTCTTCGTAATTGTATTCAGAAGAAACTCCTTCGATTCCCGGTTCCTGAACCATTCCGCGTACTGCAATGGCAATTGCTTTGTCCGTATTAGCTTCACGGGAAATGATACGGCATTTCGGGAAAATAAACCATACATCATCATCAGTCAGACAAAACAATGCTTTGTTGACGATAACTTTGTCCAAGGCACGCTTCCATCCGACATCTTCAGATGTTGCCTGAATAACATCGCCACCCATGAACGCTTTCTTTGTCTTCCAGTCATACTGTCCGATAGAGAAAGAAGGGGAGACTTCTCCCGGCACATCATCGTAACGGTAATTTTTTCCTGTTAACTGATTTTTATGTCCAGTGACAGATGCTTCCGTTTCTTCAATCTGCCAAGTTTCCCCATGCACGTTCAAAACCTCATCTTTCGCCTTAATAGCGGATTGAATCAAAGTCTTTGCGATTTCGGGGGTAATATCTGCCGTTACCTTATCAATGTCGGCAAACAAGATTCTTTTAATTCCTACTGCTGAAATCATAATTTTATAGTTTTACATTTAATACTTCAAATAAAATTCTCACATTCACATAATGACACTTTAAAGCTGTATCCGCTTCTATACTGATAGATTCAATTGAATAACGATAGGTTGTACCATTATAGGAGCTTACCACACCATTAAACAGTTTGTTGGTCTCTCTTTCGAGTTCATTCAAACGGATAGTATTCGCTTCATTCTCGCTTAAATCAGGTACACAAAGATTCACTTCCGCGAAAGATTTCTTCCAATACTTCCCCGGTTGTTGTTTCTTGGTGTGGATGACAATTCTTTCTGACTTCAATTCATCCATCAGCGTTTCACCGCTGGGAACAATGTCGATTTCGAAAGACTTGCAATCTCGGTAAAGAATATTTGCTATGTCGGTAGTCACTATCATCGTTCAAATTCTTCTTTTAATCGTTTCTCCGCGTATAAAGCGGCACTACTCAAAACATCAAATCCTTTAGATTCCACGAATGAAGCGTATTCCGCTTCATTTTTCAGTGTCAGACCGTCTTTATCAACATCGTAATCATTGGACGTTCTTAGAGTCAATGTATGGTCTTTATAATTGCCGTGTTCCTCTGCATGTTTCACAGCTTCATCACCCACATCAATCATCTTCTTTTCGACTTCCCATTCTCCTTCATTGAAAAAGGAGTCGACATCGGAAAAATCGAAATCTACATCCATAGTTCCGAATAGTTAAAGTGGTTTGTACTCTTAACCGTGTAAACCTCACCTTGACCTCTCACGTTCTCACTGTCCATACAGCGCACTTCGACACCAGCCTTAACAGTGATTCTCTTCTCACACACTACATGGTAATTCGGGCGATACACAGAGCCGTTTTCTGACTTAAACTCTTTGGTAGTGTTATCGTCACAGCGACACCTACATACATCCTGCCAGCTTTCACCGCCTGTTCCAGGAATGGGTCTGCCGAACTCATCCTTATCCATCGGGGTGATAACCTTTATCTGCAATATATGTGGAGCAAATATCATAAGAAAGTACATTTAGGCTTGTTACTTAATTCGTCTTTCAATCCGTACTGTTTACACAGAAATGAATAGTAGTCCTTAATACCCTGAATGTTCCAAGACATAGAGAAGCCGTTTTCGCTGATTGAAGTGGCACGGAGTAGGAGAGAGGGGATGAACTTCGCAATTGCCACAGAAACGATATTGTAGGATTCCTTATTCATTTCATCCTCTCCGCTAATCTTCGCGTTCAGACACATATCCAAAAGATCAGTTTCTGATAAGTGAATACTGAAAGACTGAAATCTTTGCTGTATGTAGTCGTTCACTGTCATTTTGATTATGGTATAATCAGTCTGCTGTATGCAGTGTAGTTATAATGCGTACAATACTTCGATTTGTAGATATATCGGAACGGACACTTAGGAACTGAAATTTGTTTTCCTTGCATTGCCGTAATAGTCGCTGGTTGCATCGCCGGACTATCTGTAATCATAAAGATTGATTGTGGAACTGACAATACAACGCAATCAGTCGGAGCTGCTTCTAAGGTGAAAAACTGAATAGGTGACAAACCAACATCAACCGATGGGGCTACGTATTCACACTCGAAAGATTCGACGCTTGATGCCTGTACGCTCAAGGAGACCAAAGACATCGTTAAAAAGCCACATATGGCAAAAATAAAATTCTTCATTTCTTTATTGAATTATAAGTTACATAATGGAAGGGTAGGAGTACTACCCTTTTTATTTAATATCTAACACTTCTTTCAGTTTGGAAGTCGTTTCTTCATCCAACTCTGCAACCTTACCCAAAAGAGTCTCTTCTTTCATGTTTCCGGCTGCTTGAACACCGATAGATTTCAGAGCATCAACCAAAATCTTTTTCTCAAATTCCTTTTCAAAGAGGGATATTTTGATCTCCTTCTTTTCTTCAGAAACTTTCACTTCAACCCGTTCGCCAAGTTTGCGGTTTTCTACATCCAATACACGGGATTCTTCGGAAATTTCAATCACCTCTCCGGGATTGTAATACTTACCAGTAAACTTATCACGGAAAACAGATATAACCTTTACTTTCATATCCTCCTCCTTATGCTGATTGGATTGATGCAATTTCGCTCAAATCGAAATTGGTGATCAAATCCGGATTGGTAATTTGTGGAATCCATTCTGCCGTATATTCCATATAACGACCGTTTTTGTCACGGTAGTTGGATATAAGCATCTGCCCCTCTGATGGAACATAAGTACGCCCTGATACTGGATCTGTCGCTTCATACGGGGTATGATGGCGCATATAACCTACTTCATCACCGTTAAGCAAGGTGATACGGTTGTCTGCATAAATCTGCACATTTTTTCCTGTCTGGTCTTTCACGTAATCCTCTTTGATTTCGATACGTGGCAGACCGATACCAGTAAAAACTTCAGAAGCCAACGAAGAAGAAATCAAACCGGTACTTAATTTCATTTCGTTAGTGCCGAGAATCATCTTGTACTGTTCGCCAAATTCAGAAGAGCCAAGTACATTCTTGTTGAAGGTTGTACGTGTCATAATCATCTTGGCATAAGCGCCAAAGTCTGGAGCTAGGGAATGTAGTTTCTCTCTTAAATAAGAGATGAACATATTCTTGCCATCAACAATTATATCTCCAGTTGTAGGCTTAACAAAATTGAATGGAAGGGTAATTTCCAGCAGCTTATTGTTGGTCTGACCGGAAGTTATTGCAGCATCCTTATTGTAAACGGTGGCTTCACCAGTCATCAACAATGCACCGACAATAATATCCATACGCTTGTGAGCTGCAAGAGTAATCTGACGGTAGTCATCTGCCAGGAAGTTTACTATTTCTTCCAATGCTGTATTTTGGTCTGCCGGTTTGGCTTGATTGAACTTGTCAATCAAATCTTGCAATTCAGATAGACGGTCAATAGACATTTGATATGCATCGCCCAGATAGGCTATTTCACCATATCCAGAACCGATATTTTTACGTTCACGGATGGGCTTTTCACCGAAACGTGAGTTGATAGAACCGGCCATCACTCCAGTTACAGAGCCGATGTAGTCTTTGAACAGACGAGTAGTTACTCTACGGAAAGTAAGATACTGCTGCCAATAGATTGTATCTTTACGCGTTTGGTTCACACGTCTGATGATAGCGGATACAATGTTCGCATCATCGAATAATGTTTGAATCGTTAAAAACATATCCTACCTCCTTACTCGTTAAATTCAAACCATCCCTTCATATTGGCTTTATCGTTCTCGGAAAACGGCATAACCAATTTTGAAGGCTCAATCTCTGCGGCTGTACGGAGCAGCGCAACTAACACGATACCATCTTCCACCTTTGTTCTTTCATACAAAGCGGAGTTTGAAACATACTTTTGTTTCAGCCCGTCGACTGCGGTTGCTTGGAAGAGAACCGCATCTTTGGCGATATTTTCACCGAAAGCAGCCTTGATAGTCAATACGTCGTAATTGGCATTAGACTTGTCAATAGCCGTCACTTCTGCGCCTTTTTTACCACTTCCGACAAACATGCCTACATAGGCCAAAGAGTTCTTGGCTACTTTGATAGACAAAGCCTCTCCACCAGTGGTATAGGCTTCCGCAACTCTCACATTGATTACCGCATAAGCAAACTTGTTTTTCAAGTCTGCGTAAATCGGGGTAAATCCGGGAAGGAAACTTCCCACTACCAGGTTCTGCGTGTCGAGTTTGAACGGGCCACGTCTACGAATACCGGTCTGGACATCGTAGCGTTCCTCTTGCTCAACGGGCGGAACCAAGTCATACTTAAATCCTGCTGACATAATTAATTCTTGTTTTGTTCAACAATAGTTTTCGTTCCCTCATCAATCATCTTAGCGATAGATTCAGATTCTTTCTCAATCTTCTCTTCCGCTGATTCGGGAGGAACTACACCCTTAAAGCCGTCATTCGCAAACTCCTGCTTCAAGTCCTTGAAGTATGCGTCCAAGTCCTCATCGTCCTTAATGGCGCATCGTTTGGCGTAGTTTTCGGGAATACCATACTCCTTTGCCTTTGCCAAAATCTGCTGGCTACGTGTTGCTTGAGCCTTCTCCGTTTCAAACTGTGTTAGCTTATCAGAAAGGCTCTTGTTGGAATCAATTAAAGCTTGCGCCCATGCAGGCACATCGTCTTTATTCTCTTCCGTTTTGGTAGTTGTGGTAGTCTCGATTGGCTTACCGTCTTTAAGGTTATGTTTCTTCTCGTAGTTGGAAACTGCGGTCTTGGAAGCATCCCCGGCACGGAAATCACCATAGGAATTAAGCACGTCCGAAAAACTGATACCCTCAACAATGGAGTTTACTTTTGTCTCGTCCGTTACGCCCTCTGCCTTCTTAGTGGCAATTCGGGTTAAGATAGCAGTGTCCACCCCAGTGAATTTCTGTTGCAGTCCTGCCAAGATTTGTTCTAAGATTGTCATACCGTATGAATTATTAAATTTGAAATTCAATTTACGGAAGTAAAAATACCACCAATGCAGATGATTAGTAAATATTTAAGCTTCCCATTCACGACAATGGATTGATTGTCGTGAATACGGTATAAAAGTAAGGAGGAAACAATTAAAGGGGAAATAATTAGGTTAGTGAAAACCGGCAATTAAGCTATTGTTGGAAAATGATATAAAAAAGGCGTGAAACCAAATGGAATCACGCCTACAAAATTATTAATATACTTATTTCTTTTTACTTTTTATAGCAAACAAAATAATTGGAAGTAAGTTTACAGCAAGTTGTACTATGTAATTAATATATGCTCTTCCTAATATAACAGGAATAAGTCCAAATAGCCATTGGGTCACCCATATAAGTAAAGTAATCCCCCCTATTCCTATTATCATTCCAAACATTGAATTCAATCTATTATCACCGGATGAAAAAGGTATATAAAGTAGCATAATCGATAAAAGCACTAAACAAAGTATCCAAAACGAAGATGCAGTTGCAGTATGCCATAACTGGTTTCTTTCGCATAATGGAAAAATACGTTCTATTTCAAAAGAGTCGCTATTATCATTTTTATCCGAAATATCAGGGGTGTGAGACACATCTTCATTCTCAAACAGCATAGCAAATTGCTGAAATATATTTTTCCTATTTACAGCATCATATAGCATTTCATCCAAATAAGAAACAATTATAGTATCAGAAGAACTTCTTTCTTTTACTTCCTCTATTTTTGATAGATATTCTACCTTTTTACTATTTGCATAATAATAAAAAAAACCATAATAGTCTACAAAGAGAAACACTATTATGATGAGAAATAAAGGAATAGTAATTTTCGGAGTCAATGAGATTCTTTCATTTGAAAAGAAATCCCATATTTTATTAAGAAAATCCCCCTCCATTATACCCCTAATACTATATTGGCATCAATATTTAGCTTCCGGCTTATCTCACGAGCAACTTTCAAAGTTGGTTCACATTTACCGGATATATAATTACTTAGCCGTGACGGGCTGACACCAACTAACTTTGCAAGTGATTTTTGATTAAGCCCCATTTCGTACATACGAAGTTTAAGAACATCCACAAGCGTTGGTTCTCCCAATGCAAAATGTTCTTCGGAATAATCAGCAACCAAATTAGAAAGAAGCTCCAATTCTATGCTATTGGGGTCATTCAAAGGAGTATCATCTTTCACCAATGGAAGAAGTTCCTCTACTCTTTTCACCGCCCATTCATACTGGGCTTGATTTTCTATCTTTGTCATAATCCTAAATATTAGCGCAATCTATTTTATCATATTCTTTATGAGTACCAATAAAGCGAACATACACAAATTGAATGGTGAATTTAATCACTACTACCAAACGATAGTTGTTACCTTTGATGTTAAAAACATAGTGCTGATTACCCACATTATCAACGCTATTAAACGTTTTCTTAATATCGGCAAAGCAAGTCCACTTGCTTCTTTTCACAATGGTAGTCCATTCTTGCAAAGCAACCTTTGAATCGGGATGGTTCTCTGCATATTCTTTTAATGCTTGTTCGGTAAATATTCTCATTGGTTACTCAATTATCGTGCGACAAATATATATATATAATTCTATAATTCAAAATTATATTCTAATATTTGTAATTTGAAGAATAAAAAAATAGCGGCAACTCCGAAGAATCACCGCTAACTACTCTATTTTTCTTATCACAAATTATAGACTTCGTAATTTTTCTGACCTAGAAGTGTTTTTCTGTTCTATTTTTCTGATTTGCTCATTCTTTGCCCCTTGTTCCTCCTTGATTTCTGCAAGCTCCTCTTCAATACAACTTATGGTATAGGCTTTTGTCCTGCGCTTGTCAGTTTTTGATTTAATGCAGCTTTCATCTTGGCAGCTTTAGCAGCTTGAACAAAATACAAATCAAAAAGAAGTTCCAAAACGTCCAATAAGAACTCTGCTTCATTAGGTTCTACATCTAATATTTCACCAGAAACTTGGTCTTCCATTCCATGAGCAGCAATATTCCCAAAACCACGTATTATTTCCAAATTGTCGCTTATGTATGATGGAAGTTTATTAGTTGCTATTAGCTTATCAATCTCCGTTTTGAGATTCCTTTCTTTAATACCTTCTTTCAGACGGATAATATTTTGTAAACATCTACGGCTCAAGGCTGCACTTGCTTTAGGACTGAATGGAAGTACCAAACAGGCTTCATTATAATCTTCAGCAAACTTAGATTCAACTTCGGGGGCAGCAGGCATTCTACCGCTTCCTACAGGGAATAGTTGTTTAAAATTACAGGAAGGTTGTTCTTCTATAGATATTGTACCGTCTGAGCATTTATCAGCATTGTTTGCCTTTCCCAAAAGTACAATAGGCTTATCACATTCACTATTTGGACATCTCATATAGAATAGACTATAAAAAGTATTTCCATATTTTCCTATGTATTTTTCTGCGAAATTTACATTTACTTCTACCTGACAATGTGGACATTTCATATCTTTAATATTTTATTTGTTACAATTTTCCAGCTAAATCCCTCACATCCTCCGCAGACTTTACTTCATGCACGGTATCGCCTACTTTTACGAAGCCTACTATATCTCCAGTGTTTGACTTTTCAAATAGTTCAGTTACTGGAACACCCAAAGCATCAGCTATTTTTTCTAATGTACCAATAGTAGGGTTTCCTCCCAACATTTTAGAAAGGCTCGCTTGAGCCACACCTATTTTAGATGCTACTTCCGCAAGAGTAACACCTTTCTCTTTGCATACTTCCTTCACTCGTAAATCCATATATAATATATTATAAGTTTGATTTCAGGCGCAAATATACACATTATATATTATAATCTAATTTCGCCTTATAAAAATATATCGTATTATATTTTATTAACAGTGATATTATTGTCAATTATATAATATAGTCTATATTTGTATGCATAAAAATAGAATATATTATATAACACATAAAATATAAGAGTATGAGCACAAAATTTAAAAGTCAGATGAAAGAAGTGATGCAAATGGCATGGTCTTTTGTTCGCAAGAACGGTTATTCAATGAGTGAAGCGTTGAAATGCGCATGGGCTAATTTGAAGCTGAAAGCGGCTTTGAAAGTGAAGATAGTAGAGTTCTACTTCAAAAAAACCGACGGTACGTTACGTCAAGCCTTTGGCACTTTAATGAGTGACAGAGTACCCGAAACAAAAGGTACAAAGAAAACGGCTGATAATTGCCAGGTGTACTTTGACACTGAAAAAGAAGAATGGCGTTGTTTCAAGAAATGCAACCTTGTTAAAATCGCATAATAACAGTGGTAAACGAAATTATAAAGTATAAACACATAAATATAACGAATATGAAAACAGAAGAATTAGTAATTGACATGAATAACCTTTATGTACAGAGATTAATAAAAGTGATTAACGACTTCATGCTTGAAGAGGCAAGCGGTTGTATTTTTACAGAAGACCGTTTGAAAAGCAATATTGAGAAGCTGAAAGACGTATTTCCAGAAGAACGCAAACGGATGGTGATAGCCGGGCGTGCACCAATGTCCTCGTCACCGACTTCGGGTTTGTATAAGCTAATATTTAAAAACTAAACATACACCATTGTACAAAGGTAGCCTTCGCATGACTTTAAAGGCTGCCTTTTATTTATTAACTTTAAAGCAAAAAAGAATATGGACGAAATTTGGAAAGACATTGAAGGGTACGAAGACGATTATCAAGTATCAAATTTAGGTAGGGTAAAATCCTTGCCAAAGAAATGCTGGAACGGTAAAGGATATTGGTTTAGAGATGGATGCATTTTAATACCCATAAAAAGCAAAAAGGGGTATTTGAATGTATGGTGCAGAAAGCGCATATTTAAAGTTCATCGCTTGGTCGCAAATGCTTTTATACCTAATCCGCAAAACCTACCACAAGTAAACCACATAGACGGTGATAAAACCAATAATTGCGTTACTAATCTTGAATGGGTTACTGATGGTGAAAACTTACTACACGCATATAGGGTTCTTGGTAGAAAGCAAAAGACTGGCAAAAACCACCATAATTCACGAGCTGTTCTACAATTAAAAGACGGCAAAATTATAAATTCATTTGATAGTTTGAATGAAGCGACACGCGCAACTGGTGCGCACCATTCGGGCATTTCAATGTGCTGTAATGGGAAAATAAAGAAGCACAAGGGCTATCAATGGAGATACAAAGAGGAGTGATTTCACTCCCCTTTCTTTATGCTTTGTTTCTGCATTTCAGCGTTTCTTTTTTCTTCTTGTTCTTCTTTTATCTCTGCGATTTCTTCTTCGATGCGGTCAATATTTCCAGCGAACATTACTCCATGTCGTTGCGACCATACACCACCCGATACAGCTTTTACAGCTACATTGACTTTATCTTCTAAATTGTCAAGGCGATACGGAACAACTTCTGTACTAATATCTATCGTTTCAGATGCTTTGTTAAATTCAGATGGATTTATAGAGCCTAAAGCAGAGACTATGAAGTTCACACGCCTTTGCAAGAACTCACCTATCACCTCGGCATGATTTTGAACTTGCAAATGTGTCGAAAGAAACACGTAATCGAAAGCCACTCCGGACAAGGCATTTCCAGCACCGCTCAACTTTTCAAAACTGATTTGTGGTGTATTCGTCATAGAATATGCTTTCTCAAAGAGGGTTTCTACCTCAAATTTTACGGTATCATTTGCTTGGTTCCATGTCAGATATTGGGCATCCGCACCTTCACCTGTAAGTTTGACCATTCTATCTTTAACCTTACCCATGAAACCCTCTACATCACCAATTAGCTTCAACAGTGGGAAGAAATGATAGTCTATGCAGTCGGCATAATTGGATAAAAGTTTCTCCAAGCGTATACGGAAGGTTTTTATCTTCTTGCAATAAGGTTCAGGACGGTAGGCATAGAGAACCGGCAGTTTGGGGAATCCGTGAACGAAAGGAGTTCTTTCTTCATACCCTTTAGATAAATCCCATTGATAGACTGCTTTATCCGTGATAGTCATAAAGCAGGTAACTTCCGAATCATCCATGAGCTTTTTCTTGTACTCACGGGAGAAAGCAATCATCTTGCCTTCATCGTTGAAAAACGGATAAAGTTTATCCCCTCGGAATGGTGACCACAACACGCTTTTCAACTTCTTAGTAGGCTTTACCTTACCTCCAAAGGTGGTCTTCACTTTCTTCCAAAACTTCGCCCAGAACGAATCATCATCGGCCGCATACCAATACTCGGCTACCTCTTGCTCGGATAACCAGGAACGGACAATCTTCTTGTTCTGGTATTTGATTTTATTGGATTTGAATACAGCTTTGACCGCATCCAACAGCTTCTTTTCGTCATCATCAGTTGGAGTGCAATCCATAGACGGTTCTGTGCCGACTGTGAAAGCGGTTTGAATGTTCACTATATCCTGCTCCAAAGGAATGGAGATACGGTTCACCGGTTCGGTTTTGTACTGTGCTTCAATCTCATAAGTCTTGCCGGTCTTTTCATCGAAATCTTTTTCCGCTTCCTTTTCAAGCACTTTTCTGTCTGGGTACTTCTCTTTATCAACCATGATTTCATGGTGTTCAGGATTCCAATCATCCCAAAGTTTACAACGATCGGGAAGCTCGGTCTTCCTGCCTTTCTTCAGATAGCTTATTTTCTGCCCAATATCGGGTAATGCTAATATTTCTTCAAGTGTTAATGGCATAATCTATAATTTTAATGTGTGAATATTCCTGTTAAATCTTTCGGTTTTAGAATTTTGCCAAGCAAGCAACCCAAAACATAGTACCTTATTGCATCCATAAGGTGATTATCCTTATCTACTGGCTCATTGATATAATTTCCATCTTTGTCCTTATCCCATACGTAGGTTCTTAATTCCTTCATAAGATTGTAAGAACGTTCCGTTACATACAAATCCATAGAGAGAATTTTATCTATTCCTGCCTTGATTGATGGTCCCGACTTATCTACGCCATAAATATTCACGCCACGAAGTTTGATTTCGTCTACAAGTCGAGGATCAGCGGATTCTGCAAACACTTTCAAACCATAAGGACGTACCTTGTCAGCAAGTGCATTTGTGAGCATTCCTGATTGATAACATAGTTCATCAACATACAAGGCATTATCTACGATACCACACTTCACGGCTGCTGAAACGTCTGTTGTGTACCCGAAGTCTTGCCCGATAGCTACTTTCTTCGCCCATTGGGGGAATTCTTTCACAATACCCCACTTCTTAAAAACCGCACCCTCTGCAACGTCAGCCCACCGACCAATAACAACATGAGCATACTTTTCAGGATTCTTCTCTTTCATTTCCTGCACTTCCCGAAGGAACTCAGGAGAAAGGTTCTCTAAGTTGTCAAAGTAGGTAGT